CTATTCTTCCTTTTCTTTTTTTTCGACTTCAATATAATCACCCTTAAATTTTGAGAATTTAGTTAAAAATTCTTTAATATTTTTATAATCAGGTTCAGTTCTTATTGCAGTTTCAGGCATATTTTCACTATTGTCAGATAGATAATTCCTTATAAAATCAATTTTCTTATTAATATTTACTATTCCATTACTATCAGCTTCGTCTTCAAATTGAATATCTCTCGTGAGCATATCAGGTGTAAATACTCTATTAACTCCATAAGCATCTGTACCTTCAATCGAGTAACCACCAAATCTTTCTGACTTTATTACATAATTAATAAATTTTTCTAAATCTCCCGCAAATCTTTTATTTCTAAATTTTGTCAATTTTAGAATTGTATCATATTCACCAATATCATATTCACTTATAGTTTCTGATGCTAACTTGAAAAAGTTATTACTGTTACTTTCATTATCAAAATCAATGTCCTCAATATCTCTATCTTGTGTTTGATCTTTTTCAAATAGGCTAACTGATTTAACTGACGTTAACAATTTTATTTGTTCTTTAATATCTAATGGTTTTATTATTTCAATATCAATAATAGGTTTACTTTCAATTAGATACTCATCTTCTAAAGTATTTAAGTATTTAACATACTGCCTTGCTTCCGGTGTAAACAATCTTAATAAAGATCTTAATTTTGATATTGTTAAAACATAGTTTTCATCTTGTTCAACAAATATATAACCCTTTTGCTTATGAATGAAGAAGTCTATTTTATATTCAATACCTTGATTAGTTTCAATAAGCCCAACCAAAGATAAATCTTCTACATCTACATTTCTTTGCTCTTTACCATGTCTAATTGTAACAATTTCACCATGACTATATTCAGAATTAAAGTACGGATTGTAATTTAGCAAATATACAGTTTCCGTCTTATAGTTATAAGTTTTTTTTCTGTCTTTTTTCTTATGACTTAAGATATTCAATAGAATAAAATCAACAATTCTATGGTTGTAATAGTTATAAATAGTATTATTTTTTTCTGTATCTGTTATTAAATTGCTAATTTTGAATATCTTAAATTTTACCTTGCGTTTAGACATTCCCCTTAACCTCTTTCATGTGTAGTTTTATACATTATATATTTAAATCCACAAAATAAAAAGATTATATATATGAAAAAAGCAACTAATATCGGGGAATGACATTAGTTGCAACTACACAATATCATTATACTACATTTTAGTACCTAGTACTAATTATTTAATCTTACTCCTCATAACTACCTATATCATCTACAAATACAGATACTACCATTACCATTTTCACATCAACCGTATCGTAAATAAGCCAAACGCTATCTATTCGGATAAATAAATATCCTATCATCATTCAATTTTATAGATGGTACTATGCGCCTATCTACACCATTTCTGGCAATCATTAAGTTAAATGGTAGTATTACTCCTAATCCTTTTTGTGTTTTACTCAGTGTATTCCACACTGCACACTCTTTATCATTCATAAGATCATCGTAATAGATGACGGAACATTTCTTTATCGCCATCGCTCTGTTATACATATCTTCAATGCTAATCATATTTAATTTATCAGCAGTATCACACATGGTTCTCAGTCCTCTAATGGTACATCATCAATAATCATTGTTCTGTTAGGGTGTTGCTCATGTAGTTCATCTAGTGCTTTTTGTTTTTCTTCTTCCTCATCATCCGGCCAATCACCAATGTTTACAATAATAGGCGTGTCAGTGGATAATTCTTTTTTATCAGTAAATAACTTATGATACTTACCTAACATATCCCTAGCACGCAATCTATCACTAGGCTTAATAGGTATTTCCACCATTTCTACATGTTCATTGTAAACTAAGTTCATTTTGTCAGTGTCTGGGTTGCGTTGAAATTCCCCACGCTTAACAACGACCTCTCTCACTTCGCTCTCGTCACCTACTGCTGCATTACTTAGGATATGAAGTAGTTCGTTAGCTGATAGTACGCCCTCATCAATCACTTTCTTACGTTGCTCATCAATGTACTTAGCCACTTTTTCATTCTTTAGCAATCTACTACCCTGTACACTTGCAGTATGAGGACTATAACCAGCCTTAATTGCACTTTGTGTTACATTCAACGTCTTTAGGTATTCAGATATAAACTTTTCTTGTCTAGGGTTTAAATCACTCATATTATCCCTCCTCTAATTTGTCTAATAAACTATTCAATAATTGACGTATTCTTTCTCTACTTAACTCAAATATCTTTGCAATTTCATTTATAGATTTCCCTTCACATAGTAAGAAAAATATGTAGTATTCCCTTCTAGTCGCTACTGCATAAATTAGCTGATCTAGTTCATTAAAGAATACTTGATTACCAGTATTCTCACTTAGTTCAAAGGGTTCGACTTCATCACTCAGTGAAAAGAAATCATCTATATCAGTATCATCATAGCTTACAACATTTGGCGCTTTCTCTTTTTGATAGTCCATTATAAACTGTTTAATCGCTTGTTTATCGTACATCATGTAGCAACACTTACTTTATGCTTATAAGCGTATAAATCACGTTGTAGGCGTTCTATGAGGCTATAATCTATCGTTGAACCATTGGACTGCATATAATACATGATTTCTTTTTGTTCAACTGGTGTATATCGCTTAATAACTTGTTTTAATTGCTGCATGTTTCTATTCGCTTTTGTTTTGAAACGTTTCAATTTTTCTTTTTCACCTATAATATCAATCACTAACTTTTCTAGTGGATAGGATATTGATACAACGCCATGAACATCATTTGTAGTCATATGTGAGATATTTAAGTGATACATCATCTCTATTTGTATAGTGATGGCCTTAATCTTGGTATTAATAAATTTAGGGTTATATTCCGTTAGCAATGTGTACTCAGATATTTTATTTTCGTGATAGATTAGTGGGTATTTCACTCTTCTAAGGTTCATGTATGCACCTCACAAATAAAATGAGCCTACCACTAAGGATAGGCAAGATATTTATTATTTAACTATGCGATTTTCTTCAAACATTTTCATAAGTTTTCTCTCTCTTTGTGACTGTTGAGTTAGTTCATCTTTTCGTTGCTGTTGAATGTTTTGAGAAAATTGTTCTTCTACTACATCTAATACTTTTTGAGTTTCTTCTGCCGACAATGTTGTTTCTGTTAAAAGATAATTGCTAACCTTATCTAAATTGTATTTTCTAGCCATTATTTAGCACCTCTTAATTGCATTTTATTTCTAATATCAATGATTGGTAGCTCATTTCCGCTCACATAATTTGAATACTTAATAGGACTGAAATAGTTTTTAATTTCTGCTCTTACTTCTTTATCTTCTTCAAAGTTTTCTTTATCATAAACTCGAACAAATCTATCAAATTCTATTTCATATTCATCATTTAATGCTGCGATTTCATCTACCACTTTGTTATATTCCTCAACGATTGGCTCAAATTTTGCTAATATACGTTCTTTGTCCTTTTTGTACAAATGAGGTAAATCTGCTTGATGTTTAATGAGTTCAATCGCCTTTTTACGTCTAGCCTCGTCAAACACTTCTTTTTTAGTCGATAAGCGTTTCTCTAATGCTTTCAATTTCTTCTCATTACTATCAAATGTGGTATAAAGTTCATCAGCCTCATCATCTTGTGAGTTTGCAATTAATTCTTTATATTTAACTTTATCTTCTTTAATTCGTTGCGTGAGTTCTTGACGTTCTTTTTCAAGTTTATTGATATTCTCTCTTTGACCTGTCACATATTCATTGTATTCATCAAAGTATTTAGCTGTTTTCAATGATATACCTCGTTTCAGTTATATTTTTTAAAATTATTACTCTTGTGCAATCTCAGCAGCACCACGTACTAGATAACCTTAAATCTTAGTTTTCTTTAACGCCTCATATCGCTTTAAACTACCTTCGATATGACGCTTGATACTTCTTAAGGCTAATTCTTTCTGTTCCTCAGATTTAACCATGAAATAACCTCTTGCATCTTTTTTATAGCTATATCCGATTGGATAACCATAATCAACTACTAAACTATTAATGGTATTTCTTAACCATCTGTCGTTATTTCGGTTAAATTCCATATTCAATTGATTAAATATATTTTGCTTAGTAATAATCTCGTGCTTAGTGTTGCGTAATACGTTTAATACTCTGATATGATCGTTCGTTAATTCTTTTTCAATTGTTATTGTCATTGTTTTACCCTCATTTCATCTTTAATGAGGAGGTAATATTTAGGCAATAAGTAAACAACAAATATTTAATCCAGACTTTTATTAAATATATAGAAGTCATTACTTCTATAACACTATTATACTAAATTTACACCTAAATAACAAACAAATGTTCTTATTTTAGTAACATTTATATAACTTCTTAACATTCCATTAAACCCTATAAATTAAGTATTTACACTACTTTTCATATACTTTCATACACTTTCTATTATAGAACTAGTGTTCGTTTTCCACCTTAACTCAATCTAAAATCATTAACAAATCTTAACAATTACGATTTACATAAAAAAGCCATACACCTACTAAGTACATGACCTATAATTTATACATATTCTTTTAGATTTTTAATTTGTTTAATATTCATCTTATAAATCGGTTTAGATTTACCATTTACGTTATAAGTACGTTCAATCAAGTTTTTAGGTAATTGAGCAATTTCAAATGCTCGACCTATCGGCATATCTACATTAGGCATATCATCTGGCGTTCTCTTAATTCTCTCTAGCACCCACTTATACTTATCATAATTATTTTTATTGATACCATTCAACACACAATATAATTTCCATGCTGCAAACTCAAAATGTTTTTCTACCTGTTCTAATTCTAAGCAAATATTAAAATACTTAGCTTTGCTGTTATCCCACTTGTAAGGAATAGTTGGAATAATGTTTTTATCATAATAAGTAATAGTAGCAACTTCTACATACTCACATGTTACATCTGATTTATTTAAATCTAATGCAACGACCAATGGCAATAAGTTACCTACTACATTATCATGATGATCTATCAATACATATTCATTACTATTTAGCGTATAATCTTCTTCATTTAGTTTTAAAAATTCTATCAACACATCATCAGTTAGATTTAAGTCTTTAATGTCTTTATCAATTATTGTCATTGGCTCACTCCATTGTAATAAGAGTGTTTCAACTCATTTAATCGTTCAATTAATACTTTACTATCATCTTCATCAGCCTTCTCATTCTGAATAAACTCAGTAATGATTTTCAAGCCCTCTACTAATTCTGGTGCAGGTTCATTAATTCCAGTAGCTAACTGATACAATGTCTCCATATTACCTATAACATCTGCATTACTAGTTTGAACGCCCTCAAGTTCATCTATATTGAAATCTCTAGTCATATAGTCAAATATGTCGCTATTATTGCTTTCAGCAAAGGTTTCTAGGCCATACATAAAATACTCATTATCAAACATGAAACTAGCCATCATATCGCTTATAGTGTCATGTGTGCCATCATGTAAATCATAACCAGTATAATGCCCTTCAATACTCTCTATAAGTTTCTCAGTATGCTTTTCTGAGGCAATCTCAAAAGTTTTTCTCACTTCACAATCTTTTATTAATACATGAGCATACATCTTCCCTTTGCTCATTAGATACACAACATTAAACGGATCGTTATATATCTTAAATGCAAAAGGTAATTTATAACTACTTTCACACAGTCCAGTAAAATATCTTAATAATGTTGCTGCTCTAGTTTCAAATTCATTTGCTATAATTTCAACATTCATATTATACACATTCCTTTCTTCTAATCATTAAATTTTCGTTATTTTTTCCAACTTTGCCGATACTTTTAAAATTAAATTTTTCAAAATATTTTGTATTTTTATCGCTCTCAGTCCATAAGCAAGACTCAAGATTTAGTTTTGTAGAAATTGCCAATACATCTTTTAATAGCATTTTGCCATGTCCTTTTTTAAGCGAATTCAAATTATCTATTTCAATGATCCAATCACTATTAAAATGTTGACTAAGTAACGGATTAGGCTTTCTAATATTAAATTTTATGAGTGCTTTGAAATCTTTAGTTATCAATGATATATCCCCACCAAAACAATAGAGATAATATTTTTTGTTTAATAAAATAACTTCTTGAATAAAGATTTTGTGAGCTTTAGTAGAATTAGTTAAAAGACTTATGATTAAACCTTTAGACATATTATCTTGTTCTTTTTTCACATGCTGCTGAAAATTATTATTATTTATAAATAGCTTAAATTGTCGATGACCTATTTCGGTAATTGTAGGCATTTTTTACCTCAGCCTTTCATATATTTTATTAAGTATTGAAACTAATTCCATACATGTTCCATTAATTTTCAATGTTATGGAACTCTTTCAATCTTACTCTCACAAGGAGTTTACCCTTATAGTTCCATAATTCCATATTTTTTTATTAATAGAGCTATATATTTTAATTAATACTTAAACTAAGTATGATTAATAAAATTAAAATAATATTAGGTATTTAAATATTTTTATGGAACTTATGGAACTATATGAGTAAAACCATTGATATAACAACATTTAATAGTTCCATATTTTTAAAAATTATATGGAACTATTATGGTACTCATGGAACTAATCTAAAATTCTATACTCTGCTTCTTTACTATAATTTGTGAAGTCAAAACCTAACTCATTTATAATTTCTTTATTGATAGCGTACCCTCTCGGCTTTCTACCTTCATGACTAATCCTTTTTGTATAGGTATCTTTATCTGTGATTAAATAATCACGTTCTTTCCATTGTTTTACAATTGGATTTAATTCATTTCCTAAAAGTTGTTTGACTGTCTCACCTAATACACATAGGAAATCATTTTTGTGTATGGCTTTAATGTCACCTTTAAATACTTTAGTGTATCCTTCACCTTCAATATTATTCCTGTTAGCGTCTAAATATTGTAATACGTTTTCTAATAGCAGCAATGGTTTATCAATATTTTTATTATTTCTTAACATACTGGTATGCGCTTGATTAGTAATTACATAGGGATCATGCTCAAACCCTTCAATATCATTTAGTATTTCACCAGCCACTCTAAGTAGTGCAAAACTACGTGCTATCCTTTGCATTACCTCATTATTATGTGCTTTCTCAACGAAATACCTTAGCGCACTTTTAAATGATTTCTTGTAATCTTCTTTTTTGCTTTCGTACTGCTTAATAAACAATTTTCCTAAAAGCCCATGATTTTCTTCCATTGCGTCTGCTATATCACTAAAGGTTAGTTTATCCATATCGGGAAATGGTTCATCTTGTAAAGTAATCACTCGACCAGCTAAGCCACCTTTTTCTGATAAATCGGGTATAGATACCTCACCACTTGAAAGCATAATATTATGCCATGTTTCTGCATAATCTAAGCCACGATTTGAATTAGCTCTTCCTTTTGATTCACCACCTGAAAACTGATAAACAATATAAGGTAATTTATTGATATTATTGATTTTCCTTGTGTCGTCTTTAATAATTGGAAATGTATTCAAAAATGCTGCCATTCGTTCAATACTCACATTAGTAGTATTCCACTCAGTTATTAATCTGTCTGTTCCCCAAACGCTTGCACATATCAATAACGTGAATGTTTTACCACTTGAAGTACGCCCTGATATTTCACTTACAAAAGGATCAACTTTAAAATCCTTCAATAAGATAGAGCCTAGCGAACTATATAACATCATCATCACCATAGGTTTAGCCTTAATTAGATTAAATACGCCGTTTATATAGCCTTCAATCGTCCCTTTAGTTTCAAAGGCTTTAATTAAAGATTGATAGCCTTTATCAGAATTAAACAACTGGTGTTTATTATTTTCTTGATCTTCTTCATAAGGTGATATAAAAGCGTTCTCTATATAACCTAAACGTGTGGCTATATTAATAACGGGTTTATTGTTTATTCTCATAAACATTGCCAAATATTCTACTAATTCAGTACGATTAGAAGTTGTCACGTCAAAACCTTTACTTGCTAAATTTATTATGTGTTGAGCATCAACGATTTCACGTGCAGTAACTTTTAATTCATATGGCAATTTATTTTGTGTAAAGGATAATTGATAATAAAATTCACCAGTTTCAACATCTTTAAATTTATGTTTAATAAATGGTGGTGTAGATGTTAGTAGTTTAGGTACAACTTGCTTATTATCCCCTTTTCCTTTTTCTACAAGTTTATAAAGCCAATCGTTATCACCAATCACATAGTTATCAGGTATTTTCTCTTCTTCATTAATTTTCACATCAAAGCCATCAAACTTTTTAACTTTATACACTTCTTTTTGATTATTTACGGCCTTATCAAGTTCTAATTGCCCCCATGTTGTATTTCCTCGCTTACTATCCCATTTATCAGTTAAATTATTATAGTTTAAATATATACGTTCCATTTGCTGCTTATCTTTATTAGTGTAAAATGCTAAGTAATGCAATATGCTTTGCACTGCTTCACTAGGACTATCAAAATAATTTTCATAGTTACCCTCCAATAAGTCACTAATCTTGTCTTTTTGTTTAGATTTCAGCATAAGATTTATAACTTCTTCATCTGATAACTCGCTTTTATGATTAGGATCATAAGTTAAAGTAGTTTCAAAATTTTGTTCTTCTTTGAAGAATCGTTCTACTAGATTGTTTAATATTTCTTGTTCATCACAAATTTCAGATTGTCCGATTGATTCACCTGTGACTGTCATAAACCTAGCATTATCATACAATTCTATATCTAAATCAGAACGCTTTTTCTTTCGTTGTTCAGGTAATTCTCCTTTAAAAAAGCAATGTAATCCAGTACCACTAGGCGACATTTCACAGTAGGTAAGTTCCGTCATTTCTAATGCTAAATCTGAATTGATTTGACCGTTCTCATCAATAGCATTATCTATATCAAGCACGATGTATTTATCATTAGCGCTTAACACAAATCCCATTCCTTGATATAAATCATTATTTTCCAAAATTTTATGAACAAAATCAAAATTAGACCAATCGGTACTATTAGTCGAACTAGCTTTGTAACCTCCACTTTTATAAGGCACCTTTTCATATTGTTGTCTCTTATCATTCCATTCAGCACGCCATAATACCCATTTAGGCAATTCTTTTAATTCTTCGGGTATTTCTAGCGCATTTACTTCAATTATCTTGTCTTTTTCTTTAATTGCCATTTAATTCCTCCCAAATACTTCTAAAACAAAGCACGAAATGGTAAAATAAAAATGTGTTTATTAAACCATTCCATTCTTGTTTAGTAGTTGTATATTATGCTATGCGTTATCTTTACTTTGGTCGGTGGAAGATGACGCTTTTTCTATGTCTTCTAATACTGTATCTAGTTCTTTTAAATACATACTTAACAAGTCAATGTGTTGTGTGATGTAACAACGGTGTTCGTGGTACTTGTATCCGTGTTTCAATATTTCATCTTTTGTTAACACATGGCCTGAATCATACTTAAAATACTCATCATCAAACCAACCGAACGTGGTTAATACATCGTTGATTTTTCTTTTAATAATATCTACATCTTCAATTAAACTTTTAGTTTCCCACTCCATTATTGCTTAACTCCTTAACTAATTTTTTGTTTATTATAGATTTCTTTAGCTTCAATTAAACTTTCTAAAGTACGCTTACAGTAGTCTATTTTCTCCAAATCTTCACGACTGAAGAAACTTAACTGACTTTGACTTTCAAATATAATTTCTTCTTCATTTTTTATAATCCAGTTGATAGCATGCATGATGTTTTGTTTATTCAAATCTAATTTAGCAGCCATTGAATCACTCCTATTTGTAGAAATTGATATATTCAGGTCGATTTTTCTCAATCGCTTTAATTAACTTTTCTATCTCTAACTTAGCAAGATACAAATTATTCAAATCGTTCTCACGTGAGAAATAACTGATCTCTTCAGGCATATTGTAGTTATCGTCTACTTTCATTTTCTTTAAAATGTTTGTTGAATAAACCGCCATTTGAAGCATCATTTCAAAATCTTGTATCATATCTAAAATGTCCATTTCTCCGATGTACTTATCATTAACGCCATGTTGGATCATATATGATTGAATCAATTCAAATTCTTGTATTCCTCTATCATCTTTACTTAAATTTCTATTTTTAATACGGTCACTGATTAACATTAATGCTACATTTCTACCATGTTTCTTTTTAAATTCTTTAATTTTCATCTTATTTCACTCCATCAAAATTATTTTCAATTTGTTGTATAGCCCACTCGATTATTGCTTGCAAATTTTGTTCACGATCTACTATTTCAGTCCATTCATTGTGTCCTTCTTTAAAATGATGTTCATATTCTGTTGCTTTCTCATAAGCAACCGAACTTAATGTGCTATAAATTCCTTCAATTACTTTTAACTGTTCTTCATTCATCTTATTCAACCTCCAAATTTTCATAATTCACTAATGCGATTGTGCTGCCTAATAAATACACTGCAAGCCCTACATGAAATGCAATCAATGCAGTAACTAATAATGTGATTAAACTGATAAACAGTATCTGTAATGCGAATTTAAACATTTTGTACCTCCTACGATCCTACTTTAATGTTTTTACTAAACAAATCATCAATTGACATACCATACATTTCACTCAAGATTTTAGCCTCTGGTAATGTGAAATGAGCTTTGCCACTTTCTTTCAACTGATAGCGTTGTGGACTTATTCCTAATTTCTGAGCTACTTTCCTTTGAGTATCTCCCTTTTCTTTTCTTGCGATGTATAACATCGGATAATTTAAATTTGCCATTGCAATTCCTCCTTTTGAACTTTTTAGAACTGTACTATAAAAATTATAAGTTCTTCAAAACAGAACTTTTTAGAACTTACAAGTTAATAATAATGTCTTTAGTTAAAAAAGTCAATAAAAACATTGTACTTTTTAGAACTTTAGTTATATTATATAGACATATATTATTAATAAGGAGGCTATTTCATGTACGATAAAGCTTCTATTGGAAAAAGAATAAAAGAAATTAGGCTGAAAATTGGAAAGACGCAAACACAATTCGGTGATTTATTTTCAGCAAGTAAAGGTAATGTAGCAACTTGGGAAAAAGGAGTTTCTTTGCCAAATGCTAAGCGATTAAAAGAAATTGCAAGGCTTGGGGATATGACAACCGATCAATTATTATACGGTTACAATAAAGATGTGTATATCACAATTTATAATAATTTATTAGAAAATAATCCTAAAGAAACCTCTGTTGGTAAAGCATTAAGATACCCAGAAAAAGCAGTAATTAACGAATTATTAAAATCTGCAATTGAATATACGAGCGAAGTACCTATTTTTAAGGATAAGATAAAATCAGAAGAAGATATACTAAAAAATGAATATTATTATTTTATAGAAAAAACATTTTTAGATTATTATGTTAAAAATCATAAATCTAACAATAATATCTTAATCCTAGCAGAAGATTCCATAACTAATATAAAATCTAATATCAGTGAGTATCAATTTTATGATTTTAACTTACAATTACCAAAAATTTTTAATGAGGCTACTTTGCTTTTTGATGAGTATGAAAATTCTGTTAGTTTAGAGTTGTTAAAAGAAATTGAAAAATTAAGCACCAATTTTTTAGAGGAAATTAACAAATTGAAAGCTAAATATCCAGATAATACTCCACAAAGGATAATAAATGCACAAGTATTTCAAAATGAACCTCTCAAACCGTTAGCTAATTATTCGTTTGATATTCCAGATATTAAAAATAATAAAGATAAGCAAAATTACATTTTCGAAAACCTAAATACTACTATCAATGAGTTAATAAAAGATAATCCTCAATTAATAAAATGGATTAATAAAAATTATATTCACAAGTGTGATTTAAATGAATCATAATTTAAACCTATCTCACAATATCCACAAAGATGCTAAACGTGGTACATATTATTTTAGAATTACCTATTATGATAGAACCAATAAAAGAAAAGAGATAAAACGCTCTGGCTTTAAGCAGCGTAAAGAAGCAGTGAAAAAATGCAATGAGATTATGGACGAGTTGGAAGGTATAGGACAAATTAATAAATTGCCTTTTGATAAATTAGCTCAGGAATATTTAGATTGGTATTCTGCACGTCGAAAAGCTTCAAGTGTTAAATCTTTAAAGACACATTTAAATAATCATCTAATACCTCATTTTAATTCAATTGATGTTTTTAATCTTACGACACAAGATGTTATGAAGTTTCAAAACAAGAAATTAAAAGAAGGTCATTCTGGGGAATATCTTAAAAAAATGCATGTGTTTTTAGTGTCCTTACTTAACCACGCTATGAAGTACCATGATTTAAAATCAAACGTTGCTTCATTAGTTGGTAACTTTGAAATTGAATCAAACAAACGCCTTAATTATTGGACGCTAGATCAATTTAACCAATTCTATGAAGTGCTACCTAGTATTGAACAAAAATTATTTTTCAAATTATTGTTTTTTAGTGGGGCTAGAAAAGGAGAAATACGAGCGTTGACGTGGAAAGATATAAATTTTGATGATAATTATATCCACATAAACAAAACGGACTATCACGGCGATGTGACAGTCCCTAAAACAAAAGCAGCCATACGTGATATTTACTTGCCTACTCACTTGATGGACGACTTAAAAGAATATTTAAACTGGTATCAAAATAATAACATATATAAAAGTGAATATGTGCTATTCGGTACATTTTTTAAAGCATTTAGCGAGTCAAAAATAGATCGTTGGTTTACTAACGCTTATAAGTTACTTCCTACCGACTTCCCTAAAATTGTAATTCATGAAATACGTCACAGCCATGCGTCACTTTTAATTAATCACGGTGCTAGTTTAATGGTTATTGCTCAAAGATTAGGTCATTCTTCAATAGAAGAAGTAAGCACACGGTACGGACATTTATATCCTAGTACACAAAAAGAAATAGTTAAATATTTATGA